CTCACCAAATAAAGTTCTGCGCTCTTGATTTGTTAATATGTCAAATGTCGCCTGAACCTCTTTGTCTTCAAATTTTTCAGTGCCGCCTTTCAATATGTTGAGCGCAACGCCAGGCTTTAACATTGCCTCATCCATCACAACACCAATCTTGGCGTCAGACACAGCCTTGTCTAAGTCTGCTATCGCTTGTTTTGAAAAAGATGGGTCATCGATTTGCATAGCGTATTCAATGATCTTGGCCCTTGATGCCTCGATGATTTGATCAACAGTGATGATTTCTTGTGTCTCTTCATTAACTTGCGGACCAGCCCTGACAGCTGTTTCTGCTGATCTAATGAAATTATCAACTCCGGCGCGATAGCGAATTTCTAAGTCTTTTTTTGCAGCGACAGCTTCTTGTTTAGCTGCTGCCAAATAGGCTGAGTTAGAGCTAAGCCCAATTGACGCAGAAAACTTTTGCGCGGCAAGCGGATCAATGGATCGCAGGATTTCAGACTGAGAGCTTGCTAACAGCTTAAGCCGAGTTCCCATGTCGTCTAAAGTTATCTCGCCTTTTTCATATGCGGTTTGAATCTCGGTAACAGACTTTCTGGCTTCGATCTCCATTGACGTAGTCAGAGACGATAACGCGGCCTCCCTAGCTGTCTGACCAAACACAGTCGTCTTGTCACCAGGTACTTGTTTTGCTGGGTCTTCACCGCGTGCGATTGCATCTTTTAGCTGCTGGGCAGATGGTGCGTTGAGCGCGCCGTACTCACGACCTGTAATCTTGGCCTCTACCTCTGCTTGACGAAACGCAAAGTTAGATAGGCGATCTAACTGCTGGGACAAAACCTGACTTGTGCGCCCAGCCTCCTGAATACCTACGGTGGTCATTTGAGGGATTGATGCTAGCTGGATTCCCGCTTTTTGATAGACCGGCATGACCATTATGAGAATACCCCCATATTTGCGTAACCAGGCAGCGGTGTAACTGGGTTTGAAACTGGAGCAGATGACGGAGCTGACCCTAACGCACCGACCGATGCGACTGCCATACCCATAGTTCCGATCGCACTATATAAACCCTGGCGTCTAGCTTGAGACGCAGCGCTGTTGTATTGAGCTGCGTTGATGTCGCCAGCAGCAATGCTTAACGCTGCGTTCTCTTCTGTCATGTAATACTCTCGCACACCCAACTTGGTGCCGTAGTCCTTGATTCCTTGAGCCGTGCCGCTATATGGATCTAGGCCGCCTGACGCAGCTCTTGCAGTAACGGTTCCCAGGTTCTGACGTAGCCGGCGCAAGACCTCAACGCCCTGCTCCTTATATTGGATTTCTGCGCGCTTGGCTTTGAGCGTCTCGGTTCTGGCTTGACGCTGATAAGCTTGTGCTTGCGCTCGACCAGCTTGGATCTGACCTAGTGCGCTAGTAGCGGATAAGCCTAGCCCGATCATTTGTAATGCGGTTAATCCTGCCATATTACTGTCCCACCGATACCTTATAGTCCAGAGCCAACACGTTCATCTTGAGCGGCACTGTCTGCGTAATTGTAATCTTACCTTCTTTGGTAAATCCGAGCAGAGGCCCAGTCTTTTTGATGCCTGTAAATTCCTGCACCGCCCGGTCTAGATTGTCTTCTCCAAACTGCCTAAACGCTACTTGCTCACCGTTAATGGTGACGGCCTGGGATTCAAAGTGTTCGCTGTTGATTTCTAGTATCCGCTTCTTGAATCCTCGGATATTACCAGATGGCAGTCTTGGCTCTACAGGCATTGTCACGACTGTAGGTGTGTAATTTAAGCCAATCGTATAACTCTCGGTTGCTGGGTCGGTAAAAGTGATCGACCCGCTGCTGACAGTCTTGTCAGCCTCGACGACACCATCTCTAACTACTTTGACGACCTCTGCTTCTAAGTGATCTAGGCCAGAGACAGATGCAGTCGACGACCCAACAATTGCGGTCTTCGCAGAATCTAAAGTCAGACCTTCAACAAACACCTCAACGTAGTAGACATCGCTGCCATTGATAGTTCTCTTGACTACAGCGTATGTGTCCGCGATATCAACGCCAACAGCCAGGTAGTCACCGTCTGTCGTCCACTCGGACGGAGCAATAATTTCCTGGGACCGCAACAATGTATAGCAAGCGATACTCCCATCGTCTTCATTGACGACTAGCAGTTGATCTCCCTCATCGGTTGATGTTGCCTTGCGAACCGCAAGGTCCGATGGAGATTTAAGTAAATGCGACGATAGTAGCGAGATCTTGGTTGTGACATAGCCTTGTACTGCGTCTGAGAATATGAACTCAGACAAAGCCTTTCCCTGACGCTGTACAAAGACCGTGGCGCCATCGACGTTAACTACCCGTATGCCAACCCTCGCTCCATTAGATGTTTGCTCCTGGACCGCTAGGTTGGACGGAGTAATAGGATCACCCAGAGTTTGCGGAATGTAGAACTCGCCGCCGGTAGTAAAGATCTGCAAATTACGACCAGCATACAAATCAACGATTGCATTGAATCGGCCAGTGTCTAACGTTGCCTCGATCGCCGCGTCGTCAAAGTTTTCGCCTGGATCAAAGTTAAAGAAGTTCCCTACTCGGCTGCCCCATACTGTAGATGGACGCGATGATGCACCGCCGAAATACAACCGACCTTCGTAGAATACTGCGCTGCGCGGCCAGCCCCTAGACGCTGACCAGGTATCTTCGTATCCAGTTTCCAAGTCCCAATCGCCTGAACTGACAGCAGAGGTATCAAACAACGGCACCTCTGATATTGCTTTAACGACTGTGCCACTAACGTAATCAATAATTCTGAGGCGGCCTTGAGGCGACACATTGATGTACTGATCAATGTGTGAAGCTAAGAACACCGAGCTACCAGCAGTTAGCGTAATGTTCCCTGACGATGCGTCCGGGGTAATTGTTGTTGCTGGGTTGGATGAGCTGATGGTGAATGCGTGCTTAGGCACAAAATTAAAAGATAGAGTGCTGACTGTCCATGATGAGTCAGACGCGCCCCTAACAATTTTTTGCGGGGCCATATCTTCTTGTACGACAATCAATGTGTCCGCTGACTGCGCCCAACACATTGTAGGAATGACCGAGCTAGTAATTAATGAAACGCTTAGATAGTCATTACCGCTGCCGTTAATATCCGTGATCAGCTCACCGTCTTTGTAGATGTGCATTTGCTGATCTACAAAAATCAGCATATAGCTGTCATCTACTGAGAACTCAAACGGAACCATTCGCACAGCCGTCCCAGCTGCTGATGGCAATGTTGAGATGTACTTGCTGCCATTGCGCCGAATAAAGCCGCCCTGGGGCTGCACGACGATGTTAGTGGCAGATTCTAGGCCGTTATAGTATTGCTGCAAGTCGATACGCGCACGCAGCTTTGGATCAAGCTCTCCAGAAGTAAAGTTGGTCTGGACTTGAATGACACGGCTCATCCGCGTACCGCTATCAACGTAAAGTCTTGGAACGCCTCGTTAGAGTTGTTTGCTCCATCAATGCTAGCCGCTACCCGGAAGTATCCTCCCCGGCGATTCTCAGCAACTGTGCCAAATGCCTTCTGCTCAAAATACTGAGCCTTTGTGATTTGGTCAGTTACTGTCTCTGCAATCTCAGCTGCCATTGCGTACTTAAGCAGCTGAACAAAATATGTAGGTAAAGCCGCCTCGGCAACTGAATGCTGGTAGTCAACAAATATCGTCTCTTCATTTGTATTCAAGCTTGTGCCAAAGATCTCCCACCCGTATTGGATTGGAGCAACACTGGTTGCACTTGTATTAAATACAGCTCGCACTCCTGCCATCATGTCGCCAGGCAAGGCGTACTGATACTTCCACTCGTTTGCCGGAGTCGATGTTAGTCGGGATAGCTGCACTTTTTTAAATGACCACGACCAAGGATAGGACGCGATAATGGAATCTTTCAAATCATCGTAAAGTCTGTCGCAGATCTGCGCTGCGTCAGTGCCGTCCGAAAACGACGAAAGAGGCGATGCCCCTAGTAGAATCAATGCGTCCGAACAGATGGACAGTTTGGTATCACCTGATGCCATGCGTCACCTCATGTAGAAAAGGCTCCCCGGAGGGAGCCGATCTATTTAGTCTGCGTCAGCAACGCTGATGGCTGTACCATCAGAAACGTCGACAACTGTTCCAGTGTTTGACAACACAATGACCAGTGACGCTGTTGGTGTAGCTGAGTCACGAACGTACATCAGATCACCGACTTTCAATAAGTCAGCTGCATCATTGAAATAGCCTGATGTGTTCACTGTGGCGATCGCATCAGCAGATGTGTATGACCACATTTGCGGAGCGTTGCCAGCTTTTGACTGGCCGCCAATTGGCTGTAAGCCGTCTACTGAATATGCCATGTTTCAGTCTCCTTATGATTCGCGGCAAGTAATGTTCACGATACCTTCGTCATCGATCGACACTGCACCAGCTGAGAACATTGAAGCAACCAGGAAACTGGTCTTTTCAGCAATGTAATCAACACGGCTGGTCTGACCCATGCCAACACCCAACCCAAGCGCATCACGATGGAACGCATAGACTGTACGATCGCTAGACCCGTCGATTGGCAAACCACCTTCATCACGGTCGCCAAGTGTTACCACGTTGAAGCCGAGGAATGTGTTGATGTCGCCTTGGACAAGAGCTTTCACAGTGTTGAAATCAGAAGACGTGACCTCTGTTTCACCAAGCAGCGAATCCAAAGAATTTGCATGGATAACCAATACACGACCGTCAGCCGGTACGTTCTTGGCATCTAACGCCTTCTTTGCAGCGCGCATTTTGGCTACGTTCAAGTTTGAGTCTGTGCCTCCAACGTCGTTGCCGACAGTATTTGGAGAAGACGCTGCCGCTAATGCATCAAGACAAACCTGATCCATGCGACGTGCAATTGCACCCGACACAACTTGCACAAGCTCTTGGCGCTCGTTGAAGTTGATTTTTTGCTGGTTGAAAATGTCTGAGTATTCTGCCGCAATGAAGTCGGACATAGTCGCAGTGACTTGCGAGTATGAGACATTCAGCGGAGTTACATCAGTCTGTGGTACGCGGATAGTCGCTGTGCCTTTCCCGATCTTAGGGAATTTAACAGTCGAACCTTCGACGTTGCTACGCTCGCGTGTGAGGCCAGCCAACATACGTTGACCCTGATAGGCTTGTTTGACCTCACTGTCGAAAAGCGTAACAAAAGCGTTTGATACTTGAATCGCCATTTGTAGCTTCCTTCAATAAAAAAATAAATAAGGTTTCCAAACTCGCCACGGTTGTCCAGGGTGGGCCGTTCCTGCAAGTTACCGGCTCAGGAAAGAGTTATCGGTTACTGCAATATAACTAGTTTTTGAGGTGTGTCCAATAGAGAGAAGGGCGTCGATTGACGCCCTGTAGATCAAGCTTCTCCGTGAAATTCGTAGAATTTTCGCTCGACCATGTTTGTGTATCCCATATCCTTGCCGTACTTGGGGTCACTAAGCATCGACTGGAGGTCTTCCAGAGTCGTAGAGTTGCCTTCCTGGATAGAGATATCTGGGATTGATCGCTCGCCGTATGACTCTCTGATCTTGTTCAAAGCCATGATGTAGTCTCGATTGTCGGCCTTGGACGCAATCGCATCGACTTCTTCTGATGACAATGCTCCTGAATTACCAAGCTTGGTTAGCCACTGGTTAAGACCGCCGATGATTTTATCTGCCTTTGGTCCGAGCCTGGCCATTTCAGCCTCTTTATCAGTTTCGTTTTTATCCAGCATCTCGCCGACATGATTCATGTAGATCGATGTGATCTGATCAAACTGATCCTGGCTCAGTCCGCTCTCGGCGGCAAACTTGCTAAAGTCATTGAGCATTGCGTCGTCTTCTGCAACGCCATGGTCCTTCAGTGAGGCAATATCGTAGTTGCCATCTTTAGGAGCTTTATGCTTGCCGGCAGACATCTTGCTTCTCAGCTCTTGATAAGATTTTGCTAGCCCTTCTATATCTGGGCCATCTGTGTCTGACCAGAACTGATCTAAGCCAGTCATGAACTCAGGCATCTCTCCCCAATCCATTGACTCATCAATAGGGTCAGATGCCTCGTTGTCGATCAGATGTGGCGCGTCGTTAGGCTGCTCCTGATCTGTGTCTGATTCTAAGGCTGGGTTCAGCATTCCCTTGCTGCCTTCAGGCAACTGCGCTTGCTGGTCTTCGCTTTCGGTAACTAAGTTTTCAGCTGCATCACTCATGCATTTCTTCCTCGATCGATTCGTCTAATGATTTCCCGGACAATTGAGTTTTGTCCTTCGCGTGCAAACCCATGTGATGGGTCTTCTCCCGGATACCAAGAGGGTTGATTAAGTGTCGTCCCCTTTAGATATTCCAGAACTTCTTGGCCGGCCTCATTTGAAAAGCATCGAACGAAAGCCAGGTCTAAATCATCCTGGCTAATCTTCTTATCAAGTAGGTGCCGGTTATCTGATTCTCTCAGGCCGTCCCATCCTTCCATTCTAGTCACTCCTTATACTGGAGGTTCAGCTGGTAGCGCCGCTTGCTGTTGCTGCTGCGCCATCATCATTTGCTGCATCTCCATCATCATTTGCTCTTTTTGTTCAGGTGACGTCAGAAGTTTCTGAGGTACACCCATCTTTTCGGCAACATAGGTCAACATCTCTTCTTGGTTGATAGCCATTTGCCCAGCCTGACCAAACGCCTGAGCGATTTGGGCAAACTGCAACACCGAGTCCAAGTCCTCCATATTCTGAGCTTGAGCCAGTGGTGAAGTCGGTACGACCTTGACCTGGAGGCCATTGACCTTCAGTGGCAGGTCGATCACATTCATTTGATCCATCACGGCCAATACTCGGCGCACGATTGGAGTCATTGCCTCAGTGATCAATCTGCCGTATGCCGAGCCTAGGTTCTGAGACAACTCCTTCATGCGCTGCACGATCTCAGTTGCCGACCGAGCTGACATATTGTCTGGCGGCAATGAATCGTCGTATAGCATCTTCTTGATATTCATCACCAGGTCATTGATGACCAGCTGTGATGTATTGAAGTCTGTTGCTGCACGCAGTGGTCGCAGTGACTCACCTTGCGCCCCGCCATTGCGGGCAACAGGGATGATAGCACCCGGTGTGATTTGAATAGTTTGAGGATTCAGTACACCGTCATCAGCTGCTGTGTAGACGCCCGACACGGCAAGAGAAGCATTTTTAAGAACAAGCTCCTTGACCTTGTTGAGCGTTTTAACGTCAGGCAGTGCAGTGACCAGTGGACCGCGACCATAGACCTCGCCTGGCACCTTCATAAATCGAGATACGATCCACGGCGAAATGTCCATTGTGCGGTAGACAAGCTCACTAGCCGCATTCTTGTCTTTGGCGTGGATCAAGTGATAGCAGTAGGTGTCTTCATCTACATTGAAGACTGTGGCCTCGATCAAGTCGATTTCTTCATCTGGCTTCTTCTCGATCCGCTCCTGCAACTGAGCTGGGATTTTAGCGTCTGGCCATTGCCGTTGTATCGCCTCACCCCGCAAACGCAGCTTTCTGTACACGTTATCAACCGTGCCATGCGGACCTTCTTCTAGGGCTACCAGGTATTGCGGCACAGGGATAAACCGAACCGGCACCTCTTCATCGCCTGGTTGAATCAGCATGACCGCCGTGCCAACACAGAGGTCTAGCAGGAACTCCGACATCGCCAGGTCAAAGTTGGTCTGCCGGATCACATCAAACATCCTGGTGTTGTAGACCTCTAGAGCTTCACGCACTTCAGCGTTGCGCTCTCTAGGGATCTCATTACCAGGTTCTAACGTACACCACTCGCGGTAAGGCGGGAAAAGAGCTGACTGAATGCGGTTAGCGAATCGCTGCGTAGAGTTGATCGCCGTAGCATCAAACACTCGCGCCATCTTGTTCTGACCGGCTGTCTTGCCTTCGTATTCGCCTGAATACATATTGCGCTGAGGCAGTGCAAATTCGTAACACTCCTCATAAATCGTGCGCCAACTTTCCTTTCTCGCATCAGCCTTTTCCTGACGCTTCATGATTTCTTGCGGGCTGATGCGTGCCATGATTAGTATCCCTTCTTCTCAACACCCTTGATGGTGCCTTTGTTCTTCGCCGCGTGAAAGACCTGCTCGCCTTTCTTCTTGCCGTACTTTTGCTTCATCGCAGACTTAATCTTTGATCCCTTTTCGGTCATCGGCATATCAGGACTCCTTGTGCCGTTTTGCAAAGGCGCGAGCCTGTGCTGGTGATGAGAAGCCCCACTTCTTTAGAGCCAGGGCATAACGTGTTGGCTTTCCTGCATCATCCTTCATAGGATGGTTCTGAGCAGCAAACCGAGCAGCGAAAGATACGCGGCGAGGGTTGTCCCCACCAGAAACAGGACGGCGTAAGTTTCCGCCTTCCTTTGCTTCAAAGTGTTTTCGCCCCGCTTCATTCAGGCCGCCTTCAGGGTTCTGATGCTTTTTGATTGTCATACGGACCCGCCGCCGCCCAACGTGCTTGAAAGGTTATCGTTGCGCGTTGGGGATAATAGTGATCGGTATCCAGCAACACGACGACGCTTTGCTCTAATTTCTGCTGCAATGCGCTGCTGCTCTTGTTCTTCGGGGCTGATCGTTGGCTCCGCTGGCTTTTCCGCCGTGGCCTTAGCTGTAGCACTTGGCCGATCATTGCCGCCACCGCTGCTTTGCGCTCTGCGCTCTTCAGGAGTCGACCCGCGTACGACACTCTTGTTGTCACCAGTGCCGCTCGTTAGAAAACCATCGCCAGCTTTAACCAACGACCTTTGAGGCGCCTGACTTGCGTAGCTGTATGCGCCGGGAGGAATGTCTTGGGATGACTCGCCGCCACCGCGAGGAGTGAATCGAGTTTGCACCGTAGATTTTCCGCCAGCTGCTACCTTGGCAGCTTCCGCTGCGCGCTTTTCCTGTTCTGACTTTCTTTTGGACTGCGACGGAGAATCGCCGGATGGAGAGTCTGTTGCTGACATAAGAACCTCTACTGACCAGATAATTCTGTTGATAAACCACGCTGCGCGTCTTCTCGATCAGGCGAGAGCAAAGAGCGCGTCCCGCCTGTACGCCTTGCGCGTTGCTGGGCGGCTAACTTGCGCTGCTCTTCAGAACGCTCTCGTTCTGCCCTAGCCTCAGCCTTTGCATTTAGTTCTTCTTGCTTCTTTTGTGCCGCTTTCTCTTCAGCAGTGGGACCACCACCGCCGCCACCAAAAAATCCACCCATCAGTAAATCCTCGCATACATCATATAGTCATACCCTTCAGGGCCATAAGCTTTCATCAGACCCTCTTCCTGAAACTTCAAGAACTTAGCCCAATTCATCGCCCGCTTGCGCTCGACACTTACCACAATTTGGATTCTGCGTAAACCAAGCGCTGGCCCAATGCTATCAAAAAACCGCCTAGCGCCTCTACACAAAAGTGTACCATGCGTGATTGATAGTCGACCTGGGACCATCCAAGCCTCGGCATTGGTTGGCCATTTGACCTCGACTCCAAGGCATAGGGCCGGCTGCATCTTGTAAAAAACCGTCCAGGCGTGATCGGCGTTTGCGATCGCCTCTAGCCGAGCCGGTAGATTACCCATCGCATCAAACAGCTCTAAGTCTGCCTGGCTTGGAATGATCCTCTCCATGTGCGACTCATGGAAAGGCATAAACACCAGGTCGCGCATATTGACCATCTTGGTCGCTTGTTCTGACGTCACCATATTGAAAAATCTGTCTTCGCTGTAAACTGTCCACCCCGCGCTCCGGCTGCACCGTACCGCCCGCCGTAGCCCCTGGTCATTACCTTATGCTCACCACCGCCGAGCATAAGATAACCAAACGCATCACCAACGTGTGAATGCTCATTCTTATTCGGCGCGTCCCTAAATCGCTCAGTGCCACCGCCGACGGCCACTCGCTTGAAATGATAACCACCGGCCAATGATTTACGCAGCCGCTGACAATCCTTGTGTATCTGCAAGCCAGCACGGCGATCGATGTACCTGTTCATAGGCATCGCTCCCGCTTCACGGCGCACCTGGAAGTCGTTCGATGCTGTTGGTCTGGCATTCATGCCGATCGTTCGCAGATGGTCAAACGCTGTGACTTCAAAGATTTCGTCACGTTTCTGGCCAGCCGGGTCACCCCAGACCAGTACATCCATCTTTGGATAGTTCGCATTGATCTCGTGCAGCAGCATTAAGCCAAACCGTTCCAAGCCCATGTCGTCTGTCACGATTTCCTTGAGTATGTTCCATCGGCCATTCGCCATGCGCTGACCAAAGACAGCTGCCGGAGTCAAACCAAAGTCGAGTCCGATGTGCAGCGGCAGAGAGGGATCGACCTGGAGACTGTCATCTGACATTGTCGAGTCATCATACTCAGGCCACACCGGTCGACCTTCCTGCACATACACATACTCGCCGCCGGCATAGCAGCGAATCCAGTCTAGGTTCTTGCCGCCGAGCTGCTGATCATAGTATCCATTGGGTAGGTTGTTGATGTTCTCGGCTGCCGGGCTGACTTTCCAGAACTTGCCAGCCGCCGGTACGGCAGCCGGCTCATCGGGCAATGCCTCTATGACTCCGCCTGGCTGCTTAAAGAACTCCCACTTGTACTTACCGCGCACAGGTTCTTTCTCTGCAAGCCTGAACCACCAGTGATCATCATCCATCGGGTTTGTGTCCATCCAGATACCGCGCCAGGGACAGCCGCCGTTGCCTTTGGTTGGGTAGCGACCGACGCGGTGTGTTAATCCTTGCACGACAGCTAACGGCAGTTCTCTGGCCTCATTCACCCAGGCACCAGTCAGTTCCAGAGAGAGCAGCTTCCTGACGTCCTTTGGTTGATCGAGCGCCATGAAGATCACCTCACAGTTAATCCCAGCAGCATCACCGCGACTCGGTAACTTGATGTGGTGACTGATCGGGGGCGACCAGCGCATTGGACCCCAGACGTTCTCCGGGAACAGCTCCAACCATGTCTTAATCGTCGTTGTACGCAGCTCAGGGTAGCTGTTCCGCACGATCACGAACCGAGAGTAGCGGATGCCATCTTTTGGCGATGGCGGCTGTTTGACGGCGCGTAGCATGATCTCGGCAGCGCAGCCGTATGACTTGCCTGACCCTACCGGACCCATCAGGCCGCGCACAAACGAATCGTCATGCAAAAACTTCCAGGTTGTCGGCGCGCCAGAGAAATCTAGATCTAGACCGCCGAGGATGTCGTCAGAAGAGGTGTTGCTGGTCTTCTTCTGCCTTCTGCTGTTGGTCGACCTCTGGCTCTGGTCCGTCGCTTTGCTCGTTCGTGCCATCTTCTAATACCTCATAGGTTGTGACCGCTGGGCCTTTCATATTGATCCCGATTACGCTTGGCCGGGAGTCGCTGTCAGAGTTTGGTTCAGTTAGTCCATGATACCTAGCTAACACGCGCAGGGCGGAAAGCTTGTCATGCATCTCAACCTCAATTGCATTGCCATATTGATTCGGTGTGACCCGAACCTTCTTGATTGCTTTCTGGACGTGCTTGGGGATATCGGAGCTGCGTAGCAGGGCCATGCCGCCAGACTCGGTCCATTGCAGCACGTCGGTAATATTCGACGCGGCGATAGCATTCAGCTCCTGTTTGACGGCTTCTTTCTCATTGGCCGACCCCAGTGCTAATGTTTTGCGGGCGTCCCGCACTGACATCTTGCTCATAGCTTTTCTGCCACCTGGATGAATGGTTGATCTTTTTCTAGCTCCCTCTGGAACTCGGCTTCCTCAAGATCGCTGATCATGTCGTTGATAAACCACGTCGCCTTTTTCAGATCATCCTTGCCGCCTTTCTCCTTCCAGCGCCAGAGATACTTGATCGCTGATCCTGTCTCAAAGGCTTCGGCGCCGGATAGATTTTGCACCGCTGCCTTGATTGCGTCGATGCATTCCATGCCGTCGCGCTGGTAGTGGCTTGGGTTGATTGTATCTTTCATTTTATGTCCTCCAACGAAAACCGGAAAAATTTTGAGAGCAACCCCCCCGCTAGGCATCAGGCGCCCCCGGGGGCATAGGTGCCTTTATTGGGCGGGCGGGATTTTTTTTTGCACAGAGCCAGGCATTGTGCAGCGCACAAGTTTTAACATAATAATGATTACGCGACATGACGCTCTCCGTAAGTCATTGATATTGCTAGCCTTCCCGAACCTGTGGATAACTGTGTGCAATTATTGATCAGATTGATCATTTCTTGTACAGCCCAGACCACTTTGCAACCTGGTCGAGAGTCAGTGGCGGCGTGCGTCCATTCTTCAGTGCGTCCTTTGTAGCTGCAATGGCTGCATCACGCACATCATTGACTGTAACTCCTTGATTATGCAGGACTTTTGCTGCTTGATAGCTGGGTTCCGACAGTCGAGTGATGCCGCTGGTGCTTTCGATCGCTTGCTTGAATGCGTGTGCTAGTAACTGGTAGCTCTTGTTTTCATCCCCCAGACCCCCTGTTCTCTTTTGTGCGACATCAGGCAGCGCAACATCCATCACGGCTCTGTCATCAACGATCGCTGCAACAGGCGACATGAACTGCTCCTTGGTTGGCAGTAGATCGTTGCCATTGAACAGCACCTGGTATCTGTTCGTCATCCTAACGCCCTTCTTCTTGACGCCTTTGGGATAGTCCTTAGCCTCCAGTCTTCTGACATAGCCAGCCTTGACCAGTCTGGTGATGTGCCGTGACACAGTCTCTCTCGCCACACTGAGGTGACGACCAAGGGTTAGTAGCGACGGAAAACAAATGCCATGACCATTGGTGTGGATGCACAGAGCAGCTAACACCTTGAGTGATGTTGGGTGCAATGAGTCATCTTGTACGGCTCGTGCAGGAATGATCGAGTACACCCTGGTGTTTGGCTTTTCCTTTGGGTAGTCCTTTACCCTCATCGTGTTAGAAAGGGATTTCGTCATCTAACTGCTCCGAGTTGTGCTTGAATTGTATGTTCTTAACTGTGGCACCAGGAAACGCAGCCTTGATGCCGTCAGCATCCTTCACACTGCCAGCCTCTATGATCCTGACTATCTCATCCAGCTGATAGACGACCGGGTCTTTTCCTTTCATCAGCGGAATGACTCGCTGCATATCCATGTGGTCCGACACAAAGTAATAGTTTCTCTTGTTGATCCTAGCCTGAAGATAGAACACGTCGTCTGGCTTATTGCTGCCACTGATCTCTGCGTCGATAGCGTGCAGCCCTTTGACAAGGTTCGCACACATATCAACAACCACTCCCGCTTCACGGGAACGTATCGCATCAAGATACCGTCTCCTAGCTGACTGATACTTCTGTGCTAACTCAGGCGATGCCATGCTATGCCAAGTGTACCAACCCCACTTCTTATTCATCCTCTCTTCAGCTGCAATAAAAGACTGCTGAGCTGCATCCCAAGGTTCGACTCCAGGATGAATGTTTGTCTGTTTTCTATAAGCCATTTTCTACCCCTCTAGCTCCGCACCAAAAAGCGCACGCACCGCACGCACCCTACTGTGGGGTGCTGTGCGTGCTATGTGTCCGAGTGCGTGCTGCTTATGTGCGCTTGATGTGCGCTTAACGCTACAAGCCAGTAACCACGGGGCTTTCAGCATCCGCACATCAATGTGCGCTTCAATGTGCGCCATGTGCGCCCCCTATAATTGTCTCATCTTTGAATCGCAGCTCTTTGCCGCCATTTGAGGACACTAAATTGCCGCTATCGATCAGTGAATTGAGCGCTCTCAGCCATGCCATTCTGCGCCTCTTTTTGGCCTTCTCATCGTCTCCATGAACGCCACCTTCATTCTCCAACCAGTACACAAATGAGTCCTTGGCGATGCTCTGATTGACCACTCCATTCTCTGTTGCGTCGCGGCAACAGTTCATCGCCTTCAGCTGCTTCTCATTGAGTGTCGACCCGTTCGTAAATGAGGCTGCGTCTTCCTTCTCCAGATACACACTAGTCTGCGTTCCGAAAGTGCCAATCTCAGCTTGTGTCATCTTGAAGTACAGGTCATCGACTGGCTCTGCATCCTTTTGCTTGTCGTTGTAGATCTTCACCACTGAGTTCTCGTCCTTGGTGATCTGTAGGCTGGTATCGACAGCACCCATCAACGCTGTGCTACCTCTCATGCCTCTGGCTGCGTCCTTGCCGCTGTGGTGCAGTCCCAGTAGCGCACACTGATACTCTTCCTTGAGCCGATCACAAGCCTTCACAAAGCGCCCCATGTCAGTCGCACTGTTCTCATCAGCGCCAAGCAATGCCCTGGCGACTGTGTCCACAACAATCAAGCTGAAGCCCCCAGCTCGCTCTTCAAGCTGCTGGATAGTCACGCTCAACTTCTCGACCTCTACTGGACTCGCAAAGTTCACAGCAGTCGGCAGGACATAGAACGGCAGATCGTCTGGATTGAGGCCATTGCCACGGTGATCGACCCACGCATTGATTCGCTTGCCAAGTCCGCCAACGCCCTCCCCTGCAATGTATAAGACAGCGCCTTGCTTGGTTGCCATGCCATGAAAATCAATGCCGCTCGCAATGCTGAGCGCCAGATCGAGAGCCAGGAATGTCTTGCCGCATCCAGGTGCGCCGTACATCACAGCAAAACCAGACTTGGTCAGCAGCCCTTCAACCAAGAACACGATCGGCGGCATAGCCATCAGCTCGCTGGCCTTCATGGTCTGGAAGATCTCAGGCTTCTCTTCTACGATCTCGCCTGGGTCTGCTAGCTGCTCTTCAATCAGCTGCGACTTCTTGACCAAGGCAAATAGCTGGTCTTTAGTCTTGCCGGTGTTCAGCCAGTCGACGATGTCGCCCTTGGCCGGCAGCTGGTCTGATAGATCTAGCAGCCTCACCTCCTTGGCGACGCCTACCAATGTATTGACTACCTTCGCGCCGTGCTTCACACCGACTTCATCATTGTCAGGCATGACGACAACACGGCGACCCTTCAACCACTTGGCGTGTTCGTCACCCCATTGACCTGAACCGCCGTTATTTGTAGTTGCCAGAAGTCCGATCTCATTGAGTTTGTCGGCAGCCTTCTCGCCCTCCACAACAAATACAATCCGTTCTTTGTGATGAATGACGGCGGGTAAATTATACGGAATCCTTTCGATTCCCTTGAGGTTTTTGATCCAGCCGCCTTGACCGTCTGGCCGCTGCTGACGGAATGTTTTCTTGCCATCCGCAAAGTCGGTACGCACCACCTGGTACTCCAGGACGCCGTGATCTCCAACATAGTCATAAACCGTAGTGACATCGCGCTCCCTCTTCTCAAACTGTGGATCTTTGTCCATGCCAAACTCACTCTCTAGTGCGTCGGCTATGTTGCCGTTGATTTGTGGTCTGGCAAGCTTGAATAGATCAACGAAACCACCAGACTCGCCTGTCTCGTGGTCATAGAATGTGCCTTTCTCTGTATCGACGCTCTTTGATCCTTGGCTGCCGAACCTCAGCTCGTTGCCGTGGGACAGCCTTTTGTTCGGGTCGCCCCAAATCTCTTGGGCAATGACGCCAATGTTTTCTGCGTACTTATTCATGTAACACCCCAAAAAAAAGCCCCCCGTAGGGGGCAAACATCAGAACTTCCAATCTTCGTCCGAGGAGGAATCAGCCTGGGGTGCTGACTGAGGAGGTTCTGGAGCTGGTTCTGGAGCTGCTGGTGCAGCCTCCTGTTGATCGGCTGGCTTGTCCTTCCATCCTTTCAACTCAAACTCCGGCACACGGGTAGTGCCTTTGCCGATCGCCACGGCCTTGGCTCCATTGAAAGAAACCATTGCCATCTTGTCAGCGTTACTTGCTGCGCCGTTATGAATTGCCGGCCACACTGCCTCAAGCCCCATCTTGGGACCGCTGCCAGTGCTGGTCCATTCACGCCACCCGGCGTTAGGGATAAAGACCATGACGCTGAATCCGCGCTTGAAATCTGGGTCTGGCTGACGTGACTTGACGCCGGGTCTCTCGTCCCATTGCCATTCAGGTGCCTGGCCCTCACTGATCTTGCCCCATCCTGTCTTCAGGCTTGCGGGGTCCACTCCCATTCCCTTGAACTCGATCTCTTCACCATCCACATACCATGCGTTGACTGATGGCTTGAAGCGGAAATATTCCGCTGTTGAATCGTTAAGTCCTAGCATTACTCTTCTCCTACTTCTCTGACTATGCCGCACCACAGCTCAAAGCTGATTTGCGCGACGCTATTGA